ACCCTCCTTTTTTCGGGGGGGGGTATTGGAATTGATACCGACCGGACGCGGAAGATATCCATCGAAAGAGGGCGCTACGGCACTCGAGACAGAACTCTCTCCGGATCAGCCGCCGGGCGACCCCGGACCCCGCCGGCGAGAGGGGGATCTCGACCCCTGAGCTTCACGCCCTGGTCCGTCCGACGGGGGCTGCGCGCCTTTCGATCGGGTAGGTCCTCCGGGTCGCGATCCATCGAGACAGGATCTCCTATCGGAAGACCCCTAATCCTTAAGGAGTGGTGACCCGATGGGGCTCGATAGGAACAAATCAGGGGTAGGGGGCTCCTCTCGTAGTGGAAAGGGACTGACTCGATGGATGGCGAAGGACGGTCACCCCTGGCCCCCGCGAGCGCATCACAAAGGAACACCCATCGCCGTCCTGTCATAAGGAGCGATTATGGGGGGGCATCAGTACGCTGAATTTGACACGACCCTGCGACCCTGGTAGAATAGAGTTGTAGCAGGCAGCACCAGACCCCTCAACCCTCAGGAGATACCCATGAAAGCCAAACCCGCCACCAACACCGCCGCCTTCGCCATCGGCGATCACGTCACCGTCACGAACGCTCAGACCGACGACTGCTCCGCCACCGGCATCATCGAGGAAATCGCCAAGGGCTGGTACCGCGTCCGCCTCGATGCCCCTGAAATCTTCGAGAAGTCGAAGAACGGCTGCGTCAGCGCCCGCGTCAGCTCCCTGGCCGCTTACAGCATGGCCGCCGCCGTCGAGCTGGCTGGTGCCGATCTGGACGAGGATGAGGAATCCGACGAGTCCGACGACGATCTGGAGGATGAGGAATCCGACGAGTCCGACGACGATCTGGAGGATGAGGAATCCGACGAGTCCGACGACGATCTGGAGGACGAAGCTCCCTGCTCCATGGCCGAGCAGCTCCGCCGGGCACGCGTCCGGTACGTCAAGACCAAGCGCCCTAGCGGCGCTGGCTCGATGGACAACGGCGATACCATCGCCAAGAATCTCCGGGATTTCGAGCCTGAGGAAGTCATGACGATCGCCGATCGCGTCTGCGAGGAATCGGCTGGGTTCCATGCCACCAAGTACGACGGCCTCAACCCTGGCCAGAAGAGGATGAACAGCGGCAACAAGATCCGGTCGCGCTGGATGAAGGCGTGGAAAGAGAACAACAAGGACGAGATCATCCGGATCGCTGCAATCGTCGCCGTGGCCCTGCCGGACGGGTTCGGCGAGGAAGTCGAGGAAGTCGAAGCCTGATTCACCCGGCCCCCGCAGGGGGGCCACCGGTCCTGCCGTATAGCGGCAGCTGACGATGAAGGCAGTTACCTTCGAAACCGGGGAAAGAACATGGGAACGATTTACCAATGCCTTAAACGGGATGACCGTTACACGCCACCGCTCATGAGTGTGATGCACGAAGCGTCAAGTGAGCGTGAGGCAATCGCTTGGCTTGAGAAAAACGGCGGTGGAATTTACCGGAACCTCCTTCACGGGTTCGATTGTGAGGTGCGGGTAAAGGTGACGGCAAGGCCGCCCCTGCCGCTTTCATCGGCAAGACCCCGCTCTGGCTGACCGAACCCCAGCCGATTTCCGTTTAGGGATTGTGCCGAGAGTCCCATCGTGGTATACTAGAGTCTTCGGGGGCGATCCTGCCCCCGATCAACCAAGGAGAGTGAAATGAACCAAGCCACCAATCAAGCCATCAGCCTCATGCCCAAAACCGTTCCTGGCGTCCTGGTCCAGATCGGTTACAGCGCGCACCTGCTGGTGCCGTCCAGCGTCGTCGGTACCCTCGTCAAGATCCTCGAACAGGCTGCCCTGGTTCAGGAGAATCGGATCCGCGAAATCGGCGAACTGCTGGTCCTCCAGTCCGGCGACGGATTCAAGATGAAGCTCGGCACCTTTCATGTCCACACGCAGGAGCAGTACGAGGAATTCCGTCGGCTCGAGGACGTGAAGAGAGAAGCCGAGAAGAAAGCCGCTGCCGCTGAAGCCAACAACGACGTCGATTGATCGCCCACCATCTGGCCCCGCCACCAGCACCGGCGGGGCCACCACCGAGGAACAAACATGGATCGCTACTATTCCGACACTACGCCTAAGGGCAATTCGGCCATCTCCACGGTCAGCAAGGACCACGCTGACCAGATCGCGCTGGCCATGGACGACGCAGGTTGCGTCAATTGCTACCAGTGCTCGTTTTGCGTCCGCTGCGTGGCTTGCTATGACTGCCACAACTGCGAAGATTGCGTCAACTGCGCTAACTGCAAGCACTGTACTCAATGCGTCAACTCGGCGATGTGCGATAATTGCGTCAGTTGCGTTTGCTGCTCAGCGTGTGACGACTGCTCGTATTGCGTCAATAGCGCAGACGTCACTGATCTCGCCAACGTGCGCAACGTGACGAAATGAGCAGAGCGGCGAGCGTACGCAGGCTTCTCGTCATCTGCCTGCTTTCCTGGGCCATCATCGCCATTATCATAGGGGCAATAATATGAAACACGTACTGACTGCCTACCTGGTCGTCTATGACGAGCACGGAGCCATCATCCATACCGGCGACTCTGGCGGGGAGGTTCCGCAATCCGTCATGGATCGCGCCAAGACCGTGACCACGATCGTTGTGAAGACCGTCCTTGACAGCCACGGTGAGGTTGTCTCGGCCAAACTGTTGTAGGAGAGGAACATGTACACGTTTGAGACGGAAAAGAGGAACGTTGCGACCAGCATCATCAGTCAGCATGACGCCGAGTCCAAAGCCCAGAACATGGACGACAACGGCTGCGTGAACTGCACGAACTGCGCGGGCTGCACGGACTGCACGGGCTGCACGGGCTGCACGGGCTGCACGAACTGCGCGAGTTGTGTGAACTGTACGGACTGCACGAACTGCACGTATTGCACGAACTGCGCGGGCTGCACGAACTGCACGAACTGCACGAACTGCACGGACTGCACGAACTGCGCGGGCTGCACGGACTGTATGCACTGCGCGGACTGCACGTATTGCACGAACTGTATGCACTGCACGGACTGCACGGACTGCACGGACTGCACGGACTGCACGGACTGCACGGGCTGCACGGGCTGCACGTACTGCGCGAACTGCACGCGCTGCGCGAACTGCACGCACTGCAGGTATTGCACGGGCTGCAGGTATTGCATGAACTGGGGGGGAGGGGCGGTGAGGGATCTCATTTGCATCAACGCAACCCCTTGGACCATTGCCATTTCCGCCACTCACGCTCAGGTTGGTTGTGTTAACATGAGTCACGGGTGGTGGTTAGCGGCAACTGACGAAGACATATGGAACAAATCGAGATCGTCAGTCCCCGAGATCGTCAATTACCGCAAAAAGTACGGCCCCCTGATCAAGTTCTTGATCGCAGCCATGAAGGAGAAGTCAAATGACCAAGAGAACTGAAATTCTCCAGCAGGTGCTGGACCTTACCAACAAGGCCGGGAGCGACGCTCGGGTGACCCACATCCGGCTGACCAGGGTCAAAGGGTTCAAGAAGAACATCCTGCTCCAGCTCGCTGCCCGACATCACTACAACGTGGCTAGGGTCAATTGCGAGATCGCCGTCTTCCTCGAATCACTTTTGCACAAGGAGAACCGTAAATGAGCACCCAAATCGATCACACGGTAGCGTCGCTCGTCGGCAGCGCTGCCTCAAACATCCTCGCGGCCATCGTCGCGAAGACCGGAATCAACGTTCCCAGACCGGCTGTCATCGATCACATCGTGGCCCTGTATGACCGGCTGGTCAATGAATACGTCGACGACGAAACCGGCTGGGAACAGAGGCCGATGCCCGGCCAGTACGACATCTACCTCGAGATTCGGCGCGAGTCCGGTACGGTGACCGCTTACGATCTGGTCCGGCGCGGTCTGGCCGTCGAAGATTTCACCGACGGGGTGGAATTCAACAAGCACAACATGCGGGTAGCCGAATCCAGGATGCGTACGGCACCGCAGGGGTGCATGTTGAAGGAGTGCTCTTCCTGCGGCCAGCTCAAGGACAGGGCCAAGTTCCCCAAGGCCGGCGGCTCGAAGTGCAAGACGTGCGTCGATCGTTCCACTCGGTCCAACCGCAAGCAACGCGAATCAATCTGATGAAACAGGCCGGGGCAATGGTTACAGTATCTCATTCCCATTGTGCCCGGCTCCCGGGTGTGGTATAATAGAGTCTCATAGCAGGGGGGCGATCGGCCCCAATCAACCATTAACTTGAGGAGAATGAAAATGGAAGCAACCACCGAAGTCACGGCGAAGGCCAGGATCCGCCCGAACATCGCCAATATGGTCAAGGGTCCCAACGGCAGCTACCACAAGGGCGACGTCATCGGCAACGTTCTGGCCGGCCTGAGTGTCGATCAGGTCCTGTTCATCGCCACCGAGTGCGGCGTCGACATCAGCAAGTACGACAACTTGAACAACGGCCAGAAGCGGATGACCGTCGGCGGAATCCTGCGCAAGCTGACCAAGACCGTCGAGGGCGACGCCCTGACCGACAAGCAGCTGGAATCGAACCAGGATGCCGTCGATTGCCTGGCCCAGATCACGAAGCTCGCCGACGGTTTCCGCGCCGACAACGAAACCGCCAAGGCGGCCAAGGCAGAAGCCAAGGCGGCCAAGACGGCGGCTGTCGAAGGCGACACCACGGATTCCGAGGGCGGCACGCTCGACTGATCCCCCGCGTTTGGTGGTACCGTATAACCACCCTCTCCTTCACGTTTGGCGGTATCGGATAAACCGCCACTCTCTTCCTCGGGGGATACGATGAAGGCAGTCATTGAAGATGGGACAATTGTCCTCAGGCTCCCGTTTTTCCAGAATTTCATAGCCAAGTCGGCTGGTGCCCGGTGGCACCCTGCGACTAAGACTTGGCGCTGTTCGCCCAATCCGCTAGTAGCAGCGTTGCTGACTGCGGCGCTGCCGAGGGAAGAGATCAGTGACGACATCCTGATCCTCAACGACGCCCCGGTTGCCATCCCCAACAAGCCCGATGATTTCAACGAATTCGTTCGCGGCGTTACCCTGCGGCCCCGACAGGTGCAGGGGCTGAACAAAGCCTGGGACCGGAATGGCTACGCCTTGTTCTGGGTTATGGGGGCTGGCAAGACGCTGGCCACCATCGTCCTGGCCGGGGCCAGATTTGACCGGGGCCTGATCCAGCGCCTGTTGGTAGTTTGCCCGACGTCCATCAAAGGAGTGTGGGCCAAAGAGCTGAACAGGTATGCCAAGTTCCCCGTTTCTTTGTATATTCATGAGTCTGGGAAGACGCCGCCGCGAGTCTGGCACAAGCCCGACGAAGAGCGGCCCTTGTTGATAATGGTGGCGGGGATCGAGTCCCTGTCAGCCGGGTCTGGGGAGTCCATCTGCAAAGAGTTCTTAACCCCAGGCAACGCGATGGTGGTGCTGGACGAGAGCAGCCGGATTAAACATCACGACTCTGGCAGGACCAAGGCATCGTTGCGGCTGTCGCAGCTAGCGAGTTTTCGGCTGGCCCTGACCGGCACCAACGCCACGCAGGGGATCCAGGACCTGTACACCCAAATGCATTTCGTTGACCCCATGGCCATCGGGGAGATTTCGTATTACTCGTTCAGGTCCCGATACTGCGTCATGGGCGGGTTCCAGGAAAGGAAGATCGTTGGTTATATCAGGGTAGACACCCTGTTGAACAAGATCGCCCCGTACAGCGATACCATTCGAAAATCTGACATGAAGGACCTTCCCCCGAAGCTGTACCAGACGAGGAAGGTATCGGCCAGCAAAGAGCAGCTCGACATGTGCAAGTCTCTTCGCCGGGATCTGAAGATGAAACTGTCCGAGGACAGAGAGCACCGGGTCAAGAACGTACTAGAGGCTATGTTAAGGGCACAGCAGGTGGCTGGCGGGTTCGACCACACCGGGGAGCCGCTCAGGTCAAACCCGAAGCTCGACGAGTTGATGGACTTGCTGGAAGAGTTCGACGGCAAGGCGGTGATATGGGCTCGGTTCCTGCCAGAGATTGCTGCTATTGTCAAACGTTTGAATGAAAGGTACGATCGAGCCACGGTCGTGCTGACCGGTGCTGTTCCGCCGGCTGACCGCCAGCCGCTGATCGACAAATTCCAGGCCGACGACAAGATCAGGTTTTTTGTTTCGAGCCAGACAGTAGGCGGGGCTGGGGTGACATTAACCGCAGCGACGCTGGCCGTCTATTACAGCAACACATTCAATCTAGAGGATCGTCTGCAATCCGAGGACCGGAATCACCGGCTCGGCCAGACGAATTCCTGCCTGTATGTCGATCTGACGTCCAATCTCCAGGTGGACCAAATCATCGCTGAAACTATCGGGAATAAGCTCGTGATGTCGAAGTTCGTGGCCGACACCCTGGCCAACAGCGGTGAAGTAGATTCCTTGATCTAGTTGATACTATGCACGAGCCCGTAGCTGTGGTATACTAGAGTTTTTGACGTAGGAGAGGACGACATGAGCATTGATCAATTGAAGGAGCTGGCCGGCGAGATGCGCCGGATTCAGGTAAGGTTGGACGAGCTGGATGCCGAGTGGAAGCCGCTGATCAAGCGGTTGGACGAGATCCGGCTGAAGGAGATCCCGGACTTGATGTCTGAAGAGGGCGTCCGCACGGCGTCATTTGTCGGCATTGGCAGGGTGCAGCTGACGTCGGACCTGTATGTGTCCATCGTCGGGCCGAAGGACGAAGCCTACGAGTGGCTTACCAGCAATGGCTACGGCGGGGTGGTGGTCGATTACGTCCACCCTTCTACCATGAAGGCGATCACGAAGGAGATGTTGCAGAACGGGAAGCAGCCCCCGGAAGAGCTGTTCAAAGTTAGCCCGTTCATGCGGGCGTCAATCACAAAGGAAAAAGTGCAATGAAAAACGAAAACGCAGTGGCAACCCTGATCTCCGGCGTCGAAGCAGAACGCCCCGATTGGCTCAAGGCCGGCAACGCTGGCAGCGAAGAGGTCCGGGCGACGGACATGATCATCCCCCGGCTCGACGTTCTGCAGGCGCTGTCGCCGCAGATCAAGAAGAGCGACCCGTCCTACATTCCCGGTGCTGAGCAGGGAATGATCTACAACACCGTCACCGGCGAACTGTACGGTGCCGAAGTCAATTTCGTCCCGGTGTTTTTCCGCAAGGAGTGGCTGCTCTGGAAGACCCGCAAGGCTGGGGGCGGATTCTTCGGGGCCTACCGGACCGAGGCAGAGGCCAACATCGCCTTGTGTGCATCCCAGGACCCCGGCAGTCACGAGGTTGTCGAGACGCATCAGCACTTCGTGCTCGTCCTCCTGCCACATGGCGTCCAGCAGGCCGTCATGTCGATGTCGAAGTCGAAGCTCAAGGTCAGCCGGTCGCTCAACACCCTGGTCCAGATGTCGGAAGCAGACCGCTTCGCCAAGGCGTACAAGGCGTCGACCGTCGAGGCATCATCGCAGAAGGGCGAGTTCTGGAACCTGAGGATCACGGCCATCGGTTTCGTTACGAAGCAGCTCTACGACAAGGGCAAGGAGTTGTACGAGGCCATCAAGTCCGGCGCTGCCGATGTCGATCGCACTTCGCCCGATTCCGGCGAAGGCCATGTCGAATCAGCGGAGCTTTGACCATGGCCGGCCAGTACGACAACACCAACCGGGGGGTACTGTTCAAGAACGACAGGAAGGAATCCCCCAATCACCCCGATTACAAGGGCTCCATCAACGTCGGCGGGGAGTATTACCGGATCAGCGGCTGGATCAAGACCGCCGGTCCCGGCGCCCGCAACCCTGGGTCTAAGTTCTTGTCGGTGCAGGTGACGCCGAAGGAAGACAAGGCCCCGCCCCCGCGATACACCACGCCCGATCTGAGCGACGACGACGACGACATCCCGTTCTAGGCAACAAGCGGGGCGGCTAATCCCCGCCCCATTTCCACGGGGGTGGTTATGAGACTTGATTCTTGCCCTGTCATAGGGTTCGATACAGAGACTACCGGCCTGCGTTATATGGTCGATCGCGTGTTCGGGTTCAGCATCGCTGCCCCGGATGGTACCAAAGAATACCACGACATACGCCAGAATCCGGGGGCGATCGACTGGTTCAACGACGAGATGAGCCGATTTACCGGCACCATCGTTTGCCATAACGCTAGCTTTGACTACCGGATGGCGAAATCCACAGGGTTGTATCTCCCGCTGTCTCAGGTTGATGACACAGCGGTGAGGGCCTGCCTGCTCAACGAGCACGAGCACTCTTTTTCCCTGGAATCTCTCTCCGCGAAATACCTGAAGCAGGGCAAGGAGGACATCTATCCTGAGTTGGCGAAGCTGTTTGGCGGAAGGGCCACTCGGTCTGTGCAGATGCCAAACATCCACAGGGCTCCCCCCGAGATGGTTGCACAATACGCTACCACGGATGCCCTGCTGGCCCTGCGCCTGTACGAGTGGCAGGAAGAGGAGATCAAACATCAGGGGATCGAGCGGATCGTTCAGTTCGAGCGGAGGGTCATGAAGCCCCTGATTGAGGCGGAGGGCAGAGGCATCCGGGTGGATGCCGATCGGGCCATCCGGGCCATGGAAGAGCTGACGGTGAAAATAGATCGGTCGGAGAAGGAACTTTACTCTCTCATAGGCCGGCAGGTTAATGTTAACAGCCCAAAGCAGATCAAGGAGTTGTTCGGGGCTAAGAAGACAGATAACGGGTGGATCGCGGACAACGGGGCCAGCCTGCCATCAACGAATTCCGGGGGACCGTCCCTCGACGCGCTGGTGCTCAAGGCCATGGCTTGGGATAAACGAGCCGAGCTGATCCTATTAATCCGCTCTATGATCAAGACCCGCGACACCTTTCTTGGTGGCCATGTCTTGGGCCACATGGTGGGCGACCGGGTGTATCCCCGGATAAATCAGAACAAGAGCGACGAGGGCGGTACTGGGTCCGGCAGGCTGTCATACGTCGATCCGGCACTCCAACAGATCCCGGCCAGGAACAAAGAGGTCGCAGCGATCGTCAAGCCGGTGTTCCTGCCCGAGAGGGGGTGCCGATGGGCGTCGCTGGATCAGCACAGCTTCGAGGTCAGGGTATTCGCCCATCTGGTGAACAACCCGTCGATTATCGGCGCGTACCACAAGGACGAGCGGCTGGATTTCCATTCGTTCGTGGCCAGTCTGACCGGTCTGGTGCGGAATGCCACCTACAGCGGCCAGCCCAACGCCAAGCAACTCAATCTGTCCGCCATCTTTAACAGCGGGAATGGTGCGATTGCGGAGCAGATGGGCATGCCCTGGGAATGGTCGTCATTCAGAGCAAAAGACGGCAAGGAGATCACCTACAAGAAGGCCGGTGAAGAAGCGATGGCGGTGATCGAGGAGTACCACAGGAGGGTTCCGGGGGTCAAAGAACTGGCCGACAAGGCCAAGAAGATCGCGGAGCAGTACGGGTATGTCCAAACCAAATATGGCCGCAGGATCAGGTTCCCGAACAAGTACAAGACGTACAAGGCATCCGGCCTGACCATTCAGGCGACGTCAGCTGACATCAACAAAGAGATGTGGTTGGTGGCAGCGGACGAAGCCTCATACAGCGGATGCCGGATGATCATGAACACGCATGATTCGTATGAGATCAACGTGCCGGAGGGCGAGGATCCAAAGGCTATGAGGGATAGGTTGCAGGAGTCCCTCAGGAGCAGGGTTCCGTGGTTTAGGGTGCCCTTGGTGCTGGACCTCAAGGGCGTAGGCGACAATTTTTGGGCCAAGTGATGGAAATATCCCCTAAGGACTTATTAGACCTGTCGCCACCCACTCTGCGGTTTGCTCGCAGGGTGCACGCGGCGGCTCTTTATTACATCCGGAATGGCTTGCCTGTCATCCCAATAAAAAGCGGGGACAAGGGGCTCCCGGAAGGGACCGGACTCAATTACCAGTCGGCATCGCTCAAGAAGGACACCATTGATCGATGGTTCGGGACAGAGGGCAAGTACGCTGGGTTCAACATAGGCATCGCCTGCGGCACCGACACCGGGGTGATGGCACTTGACATCGATTCCAAGCCAGTCAGGGGCACGACCGGGCTAATCGAACTGAAGAAGATCACGGACAAGGAAGGGCCACTCCCGGCGGGGCCTGTCCAGAAGACGCCTTCCGGAGGATTTCATCATCTGTTCAAGTGGCAGGAGAATGCTGTTTCGAGCTCGTCCAAGGTGGCTAATGGCATTGATACCAGGGGCGGGATGGCAGACCGTTACACCGGCCACATTGTGGTTTATCCTTCAGTGGTCGACGGCCATACGTACGAGTGGGTGGAAGGAGGAGTCGTGCCCGAAGCCCCGAAGTGGTTGATGGACAAATTAGGGAAGCCCTGGTCCCCATCAGACGTCAAGCCCACGAAGACGGAGATATCTGAGGGCCAGGTAAGCAGGATGCTGGCTGCGATCGACCCAAATGACTTGTCGTATGAGGAATGGGTCAAGGTCGGAATGGCCCTAAAGTCCTGCCAGGGCGAGAATGGGTTCGCTCTGTGGGACGAATGGTCAATCAGGGGCGAGAGGAGGAAAGACGGGGAGTGCGGATTTCGGTGGAAGTCTTTCAACGACGACGGCCCTGTGGGATTCGGTACCCTGCTGTTCATGGCCAAGAACTCCGGCTGGCGACCGATGCCGGGGGACGTCACCTCCTCTGGGAATGAATCCGAGGTGGAGGAGAGAGTCTTGGAGATGAACACGAGGTATGCTCTGGTCAGGGCTAGTAAATCCCTGATGATGGCCACCTTCAGCAACAACGCGGACAACAAGAGCGTTGACTTTCTGTCTATGCAATCATTCAAGGATTTGACAGCCCCGGAGAAGATTCTCGTCAATACTTCGAGGGGGGTCGCACAAAAACCGATGGCCGACATTTGGCTGGCGTCGCCGTTGAGGAGGGCGTACAGCGGGATGGGCATTTACCCTCGGGACGATGGGCCGTCGAACATGCTAAACATCTGGGACGGTTGGGGCGTCGAGCCAAGCGAGACCGCATCCTGCGACCTGTACTTGTTCCATCTCAGGACGGTGATTTGCTCAGGCGACGAGACTATTTACGGGTGGCTGCTGGACTGGATGGCAGACTGCGTACAGGACTCCCGCCTGGTGAAAGGTTGCTGCGTGGTCCTCCGGGGAATCGAGGGGTGCGGGAAGGGGGTGTTTGCGGACAATTTCGGCAAACTATTCGGCGCTCATTATTCCCACATCATCGACTCCGAAAGGTTAACCGGGAAGTTCAACAGCTATCTGGCGGACAGCATCGTTATTTATGCCGATGAGGTCCTGTGGCCAGGGGATAGGAAAGCGGCGAACATACTGAAGGGCAGGATCACCGAGACGCGAATCCACCGAGAGGCCAAAGGGATCGATGCCGTCGAGGTCGACAATTTGGCCAGGGTGATAATCGCGTCCAACGAGGACTGGATAATCCCGGCTGGCCCTCAATCCCGGCGATGGTGCGTGCTGAATGTCAGTGGCAGTAAGGTTGGGAACAGGGAGTATTTCGATCGGCTGTCTGACGAGATGAACAACGGGGGCCGGGCAGCCCTGCTGCACCTGCTGCTGAACCGGAAGATCACCAGAGACTTGCGGCTGGCCCCCGTAACTGATGCCCTGTTGGAGCAGCGAGCGATGTCAGCGGGGCACGATAGCGTGATGCATTGGCTCAACGAGGCCCTGGCCAAGGGCACTTTCGACACGATCGACACAGAGGCATCTGTGGGCGACGATATCCGGTGGCCCAGGAAAGTCCGAAAGTACGAGCTGTATGCCGAGTATAGGGGATGGGCGAAAGATACAGGGGTCAGCCGGTACGACGTGCTGCAGCTGGCGGTGTTTTCGAGCAGGATCGAACGATACGGATTCTCGGTGTCCGGCGACATCGCCGAAGTCCCCTCGAAGGACGATCTAATGAATCGTCTGCATAAAGCTCTGGGGCAGGGTTGATACTATGCAGGGCAGCGTGGGTATGGTATACTATGGGTGCGGGGATGCCGCGTGGAGCAGTAATTCAACAGGAGAAACGACATGAGTAAGAGAGTAGATGTGGTGGTTGATTTGCAGTTCGGCAGCACGGGCAAGGGCTTGCTGTCGGCCTATCTTTCCACCAGGGAGCGCTACACGGGGGCCATCTCTGTCAACATGCCCAATGCCGGCCACACGGCGTACGACTTCGGGGGCAACAAGTTCGTGCACAAGGTCCTGCCGTCCGGCCTGTTCAGCCCGTATCTGGAGTTCATCGGCATCGGCCCCGGATCGGTGTTCAGCATCGACCGTCTGGCCAAGGAATGGGCCAACGTGAAAGATAAGATTCGGGGCGAGTTCCAGTTGATGATCCATGAGGCGGCTGGGGTTCTTACCGAGGGGCACGCCGAGATTGAGAGGGCGTCGCTGGGGCGGATCGCCAGCACCATGCAGGGGTCGGGGGCCGCCCTGTGCGACAAGGTCATGAGGAATCCGGGGGCGATCGCCAGAGACAACGAGTTCGCCATTTTGGCAAAGGTTCCTGACGCCAGGATTCTTACGAGCCAGCAATGGACGTCGCTCATTCACCATTCGACGGGACCGATTCTGGTCGAGGGCAGCCAGGGCTATTCCCTGGGGCTGTCGGCGGGGTTCTACCCGCACTGCACCAGCCGGGACTGCACCCCGGCCAGGGTGCTGGCCGATGCGAACGTGCCCCTGCAGATGGTCCGTCACGTGCACGGGTCCTGCAGGGTTCACCCGATCCGGGTAGGGAACGTCCCCGAGGGCACCAGCGGGGGTTGGTATAAGGACCAACAGGAGATCTGTTTCGGGACCCTTGGCGTTGCCCCCGAGACGACCACCGTTACCGGCAGGGTTCGCAGGGTGGCGACGTTCTCCAAGATCCAGATCCAAGAAGCCATTCTGGCCGCGATGCCGGACCACATCTTCCTGAACTTCTTCCAGTACAACAAGGAACACTCGAACGCGGCGTTGGCCGATATCGTGTCGGTCTATCTCGCCAATCAATTGCCTCTTCCAAGGGTCTACATCGGCGAAGGCCCCATGCTTTACAACGTCAAGCAGCGGAACGCGCCATGAAGTGGCCCGAGAACATAGGGATGATGCAGGGCATGGTGGTTGAGTGGATTTCGCCCCTCCTCCCTGATCGTAATCCGATGGCCACAGCCGTGAAGATGACGGAAGAGCTGTCGGAGCTGATGGGGGCCATGCTGCATGGGGACAAGAACATTGGCGAAGAGTGCGCCGATGTCCTGATCCTCCTCCTGGACATAGCATACCTCAACGGTGTTGATATCTCCGAAGAATTCTGGGAAAAGATGAAAATCAACCGGGGCCGAAGCTGGACCCCAAAACAAGGAGCACTGAAGCATGAAAACGCCAATCAGCAAGATGCTTGACCTGGATTCGGTTAAACGCTGGACGATGGTGAATACGGCGGCCAGCAGCACGGTCGCTTCCCATTCCTTCAACGTGGCAGCGATAGGCATGGCCATCTGGACGAATCTGCACGTGAAGGTGGGGTACTCGGAGCGAGACGTTTGTTACCACGCCATCATGCACGACCGGATCGAAGCGTATTCCGGGGACATAGCCACCCCGGTGAAGAGGGCCATGAGGGAGGCGGGGTTCGACGCGAACGGCAGCACTTACGGGGCTCCAGAGGAAGTTGGGCCTACGGAGCACATCTGCGCCCTGCTCAAGATCGCCGACAAGATCGAGAACTGGAACTTCATCAGGCAGTACGGGGTGGGGGACAGGGCCAGAGTGGCGAAGCGTCACTGTCGAACCGACTTGCTCAATACCCTCAATAGCGCTGACGAGGATCTTCAGCAAGCCGCCAAAAAGGTTCTCGTCGAGATACTACGTAGGGATCCTAGTTTCTGATGGCCAGTAGGGAATACGATCTCAGGGCCTATTTGAAGGGGCTGTTCAAGGGGGTCGAGGAGAGCCCCCTGTCGATTAGCTGGGTCGAAAGCCCCAGCACGTCGCCGGGGATCCCTGATCTTTCCTATTGTCACAAGGGCATCGAGGGCTGGCTGGAGCTGAAAGCAGGGCCTAAGCCAGAGATCAGGGTGACGCAGGAAAGATGGTTCGAGGAGAGGATCGAGGCAGGGGGACACCCCCTGATCTTAGCCCAATGGGGGCAGGATTACATGGTCATCCCTGGATCCCGGATCTCGGCCCTCAGACGGCGACCAGTCGAGGAAACATTCAGGGAGCTGGCCACCACGTCTTGGCACAGGAGGATCCCTGTTTACTCGCTATTGAAGGTTATGATTTCACCGGAGCAAGAATATGAAGACAGCAGAAGAAATTCTGAAGGAACGGGGGTCGGTGTACGGGCCGTTCGATGAGGTATCGGAGGTTTCCCAGGACATTGAGCACCTGATAATCGGGGGCAACAAAAGGGCTAAGTTCACCGCCGCCCAACGAGAGGCCATTAAGATGGTGTCCTCTAAGCTGGCAAGGCTCGCGTGCGGGGACCCGAATCACCTGGATTCGTGGATGGATGCCTCCAATTACCTGAAATTGGCGCACGACGACACGCTGAAAAAGGTAAATCCGAAGCGGGACGGTCAAGGGGCCAAGCTCAGCGAGGCAGGCCATGCTTGGAACCTTGGCACGCTTCGGGACGACCCAACTGCCTTGTGGACTCAAGAAAGGCAAAAGGATATTACCGGTGGGTAATCAAGGGCCTGAGCAAGTGACGCCCAACGTGGAGTTCAGGGGGCGCGGCACGCAAGCCGACGCCAAGACCAACGCCGCTTGCCCGCGCTCCCCTGGAACGCAGGGTTAGGGGTTTGGTTACTACGAAGAGAGGGTTTTGACATGAGTAAGATGCTGGAGTTTGTTGGCTACAACGGCAAGCCGATTTTTGTCGCGCGCGACAAGATCATGGCCGTGAGCGACGCGAACGAAGAGAAGCACGGCGCACCAGCGGCGACGATCACGATGGCGCTCGGGGATACGAGCGAAGATTGGATAGTCTACGAAACGATCGAGGCAGTGCGGGCGAAGTATGACAACCCCTAACGCCCAGCATAACCGGCCCGCTTCAGCGGGTCCGGGTTGATGCGCCAGTTGGGCGCGGGAGGTGAGAGATGACGAAATACGTTGTTTGGTGCCCGGACCTGGGCCAGGAGCAGGAAGACGGCGCGACGATCCCGGCGACTGACCCCGCCGATGCGGCAGAAGGGTGGGCGGAATGGCACGACCGCAGCAGTGCAGAATATCGGATTGCCAGCGGGCGCGAGGAGATCGTGATAGTCCGCGACGTGGAGACCGGCGAGCAGCGCGAATGGATTGTGCGCGGCGAGGCGATGCCGTACTACACGGCGCAGCCTGGGGAGTCCGCGACGATCCGGGCGCAGGTGGCGCCGCAGGACGGGCGCTTGCGAACGGAGTGCCTGCAGCCATGCGAGCAGACGCATGAGATGCAGACGCTTTTTGATGCTGGCGCGGCTATGTGCCGGTCGCTGGTTGATGCGGTGTCACACATGAATCAATGGGTTACAGCGGGTTTCCACACAGAAAACGGAGAAGATATGGCGAACACGATGGCGAACACGATAGCGACCTGGACACTGGAGCTGAACTGCGAGTGCCCCGGTTGCGGGGAGGACGTGGACTTGCTCGACCACGCGGACTTCTGGCACGGACGAAACCTAGCTGTTGGCGAGAGCAGCACGGAGCGCAGCCGAGACGTCGAAGTTGTCTGCCCGGCGTGCGGCCACGAGTTCGCGGTGGATTGCAGGTACTGATGAGGAGCGAAACGATGACAAGCGAAGATCAGGATTTGCCCGGCATGCTTGCTTTAGCTAAAGGCGTGCACGATGGCGAGTGGCCGCACACGAGCAGAGCATCGATGCCCACGACAAGCAATACGGCTGCGCAGAGGACGGGTGCGATTGCGAGACGCCCAACGCCTGAAATAACCGGAGCCGCGAAGCGGCTTCCGGTTGATTGAATTGTTATGCCGAACTACCGGAGAACGACATGGAACAAGGCTACTACAGCATGATCGCAACCCCGCGCGAAGCGAATCCGCTTGACCGTTTTGTTAGGTTGCGGCGCTCGGACTGGGATGTTCGGACCATTCCTCTTGCTGTTGCCCAGGATCTTGTGCGGAAACACCACTACTCCGGCGGAGGTTCTAACACTGCGACGTACCGGCACGGGCTATTCCTTAAAGGGAGTGATGAGTGTTACGGGGTGGCGTGGTGGATTCCACCAACGAAGGCTGCCGCAAACGCTACCTACCCGGCAGATTGGCGTGGCGCGTTGGCGCTAACCCGGCTTGCTATAGCGCCAGAAGTCCCGCGTAACGGGGCATCGTTCCTACTGGGATCAAGTATGCGACTCATAGACCGGAAGCGGTGGCCGTTCCTTGTGACCTATGCCGACGAAATGCAAGGGCACACGGGAGCGATATACCGCGCCACAAATTGGGAATACTGCGGCATGACCGCCAAAGAGGCCACGTTTTTCAAAGATGGGAGGATGGTGGCTCGTAAGGCTGGGCCGAGAACAAGAACCCACCAAGAGATGATAGACATGGGTTGTGAGATGGTCGGACGCTTTGCGAAGCACAAGTTCCGCCACCTAGCAACCTAACGCCTGAATTCAGCGGCGCCCGCAGGGCGTCCGCTGGACTGCCGGGTTAGGCGCGAGACAGGAAAGGAAGCGAGATGCGAAGCAAATACGCGGAACTGTTGAACAGGCTAGACGCAATGCAGCAAGCCCCCTACTACGCCACGGCACGGGAAACGCTGGCCGACGCAGAGCGAACGATTGTAGCGCTGGAAACAGCGCTGACCGAGTTAGTGCACGCTTACGACGCGATGCCAGATGGAGAACTTGGCAAGGGCTTGACCAATGGGCACTTCTTGAGGGCGCGGCCATTGGTGGTGCCTAACGCAGAGGTAACCGGCAGACCCGGCTTGCCGGGGCTGTCCGGTTGAGTGACGGGTTAGGCGCGTGCCCGTTTCACGCGCCACTGCATGAGGACCATCATGGAACTGCAACCCCACCAACAACGAGTTGTGACCGAGAAGGCCGAACTCGACGAGAAGCTGGCGAAGCTGGACGCCTTCGGCCGCACACCGCTTTTTGCATCGCTGCCCGCCGACGAGCAGGGTCGACTGAACCGCCAGCACTCGCTGATGGAGCAATACAGCGCCGTCCTGGGCGAGCGCATCGCGGCCTTCACGGCGTGATGGCGGCGGGCCTACTGCTGGCCCGCCTTGAAGCGCCTAACGCCTGAGTTAAGCCGCGCCTAAGCGTCGGCTTGAATGAGGGGTTAGATTTTACAGAGGGCTAGGTTATGACAAAGATTTTTGGATATGAGTTTGAGCAGATTAAGCGAGCACAGCAAGGAGGGCGTTTAAGTGATCCTGTAATACCAAAGGATGACAGCCACTACTTACCGCACGACAAGCAACTTTTGGAGCAATATGGAGAAAATAAGTTGCGCGAGATGGGTTATTTAGGCGTGATTGATAGATTGGAGCGGCACGGTGTTCTGAAATCTAACGACCAGCATAACCGGCCCGCTTGCGGCGCATCCGCTGCACCGACGGGTTGTGCGTCAAACGGTAACTACAACGAAAGGACAGACAAATGAGCATGTGTATCTACCACGGCAATTGTGCCGATGGCTTTGGGGCCGCGTGGGTTGTTCGCAAGGCGCTCGGCGAGATTGACTTTCACGGCGCGAAGTACCAGGAGCCGCCGCCCGACGTGACCGGCAAAGACGTGGTGATGGTGGATTTCAGCTACAAGCGCCCGGTGCTGCTGGAGATGGCAGAGAAGGCCAACAGCATCTTGATCCTCGACCACCACAAGACGGCAGTGGAAGACTTGATCGACCTGCCGGCGAACGTGACGGCCAAGTTCGACATGGGCCGCAGCGGCGCCATGCTGACGTGGGAGCACTTCTTTCCCGGCGAGGCCCCGCCGCCGCTCCTGCTGCACATCGAGGACCGCGACCTGTGGCGCTTCGCGCTGCATAACACGCGCCAGATTCAGGCGAATGTCTTTTCCTTTCCCTATGACTTCCAGGTGTGGGACACGCTCATGGCGGCGGCGCCGGCAGCACTGGCGGCCGAGGGCGAAGCCATCGAGCGCAAACACTTCAAGGACATTCGGGAACTACTTGGAGTGACGACGCGGGAAATGGTTATCGGTGGGCACCGCGTGCCGGTGGCGAACCTGCCGTACACGTTGGTCAGCGATGCCGCGCATGAACTGGCCAAAGGGCGACCGTTCGCTGGTTGCTATTGGGACACGCCTGACGGTCGGGTTTTCGGACTGCGCTCTACCGACGAAGGTGTCGACGTGTCGGCAGTGGCGAAGCAGTACGGTGGCGGCGGGCATCGCAACGCGGCAGGGTTTCGCGTCAGTTTCGCAGAGGCGCAGGCGTTCGAGATTCAGCCAGGCGCCTGACAGATCGGATAAAATGCACCGCATGAACCGCCCGAAGACTACCGCCCGCGACCTGCCGCCAAGGCGGTTGCTTCAGCGTCGATTCTGGAGGATGGAGAGTCTGCCAGTCGCGACCTCTGGAGCGTTTCGGTCACGCAGGTTTCCTCACGATGCCGTCGCCAATGCCTGAGTCCGTGACCCAATCCGCGATATCGGTGCTTCGACGTTTGAGCCTTGAATCATCGGCATCAGACGCCGGTTTCCCAGAGATGTGGTCCTCGTGGGCCTGCCTGAGAGCATTGAACTCAACTGCGAACTTCTTTACTGCTGTGTGCAGTTGTGATCTTGTTTCCCGAGTGATGGATAGCATTTCGAGTATCGCAAAAAGCTGGATCGCCCAGATAATCCCAAACACCACGAACGCGCCAAACGATACCTCGATCATCGCTTCTTCCCTTTCTCAAGTTCGTCAACTCTTCTGTCCAACGAATCAAGGTACCTCTGCAGGCGTTCTTCCAACCGCCTGGCGTCCTCACCGCGAAAGCGGTCACTAGTTGCTGCGGCCTTCTCTGTCCTGAGGGCAGACAGCTCCTCCATCATAAACCGTTGCCTCTCTGCGATGGTGGGGATCAACTCGACCTGAGCTGCTCGACCCTCGTACTTGGTGCGAAGTTCGGTCAGGGTCTGTTGCATGCTGAATAGAGAGGTGGCCGCAGCGATAAGGCCGGCGGTCAAGCCACCAGTCAGGATTGACGACCACTTGATCTGACCTTCTTCGTCCTTGATGATAGACGTTGCGGCCAATCCGACGACGGCAGAGTGCTCCACCATAGCGCGGCCCTTCTGTAAAACCTGAAGCCAGATATCTTGCGTCCACTCCATCTATAGCTCACAGTCCAAGTAAACAGTATGCATCCCGTTGTCGCCAGCGCCATCGACCTTGATAACCAAAACATCAGCCGTCGTGCCGGTTGTCGTGAATGCTGCTGCGTCACCCAGCGTCACGGTCGGAACATCGCGCATTGAGATAGGAATATTTATTTCTGCGGTCGTGAGGTACAGATCGAGCTTTTGATAGTATCGCTGGCACTCGCGCTGTACAACGGCAAGAGGCTTGCTGTCGCGCTCTGATGATATGTCGCTTGGATCATCGACGAGGAAATAATAGATGTAGACCTCATCATCGGTTGCTGATGCTGTCGAATCGAACTCCACGCTGATCTCGAATGCGATTTGCGTCAGGGAATCAAACGTCAGGTTGTATGATCCGCTTGATGTTCCTGATGTTGCTTCAGTCTGCCAGGTCCAAGATCCAGAAAGATAATCGTCGATTGATTCATCTACGCCCGCTCCGCTACTGACCGAAAAGCGCACTTGCGTGATATTTGCTCCAGACTTCGGGGAAAAACTTACCCTCATTGTTTTGTCTGTTCCGGCCCATTGCAGACTGTCTTCAGTATCAAGAATCTGTACCAGACGAACCGGATCGGTGTTGTTTCCGGCTGTGCGCTTGATCGTGATGAAGTTCTGGTCATTACTGCTGGATAGTTGCGTTTCAAAGTCTCCGGTTGAAGCCACTCCATACCATCGCCTGGCATGCTGGCTATACGGAGCCGAAGTGGCAAATGCGACCGTCGCCTGATCGGTTTTCTGCCTGACTTGAAAATAGCTATTGTGGACGATGTTGTTACATGGAGGAAGCGCAATTGAGCCAGATCCAGGCACCGGAGCCCATGTTACGTCGTAATCTGTCCCAGATACCTTCGTCAGAACATCGTTCGTGTTTCCGCCATCAGGAATGCCGATTGCGTTGAGCAGCCGCTTCCAGAACAGGTACATCCAGTCGTCAAACTTGACGTCCTTCTTCGGAGGTGGAGGGGAAACAACGACTCCCATGGTTAGCGGTCCGCAACGTGGCCGGCGACGCCCGGCGCAGCATAAACCCCGCCCCTACGGAGCATCTCAGCCAACGGGACAGCTGCCGCAGGCCGATTGACGATTCCTTTCACGATCTTGTCCTGAATCCAGGGGGCGTATGCCGCCGAAGAGGCCAACAGGGATAAAGGGATAGCAGGCTGCGCGAATCCCGACGCCAGCGCTCCTGCGGTTGCCGCCAGCCTTCCGGTGAGACCACTGTCGGGGTGCGAGGCCAAGATGGTTTTGGCCGGGCCTGACAGGTCCTGGAGGAACGCGTCGCCTTCCGAGAATGCGCGTTTCCCTTTCGTGATGTCTTGAGCCCTGACAGCAGAGTGGAACTGCGCCGGGTTGAATACGCCCTCGGGTGCTGCGACCGATTTGGACGCCTCCCGCGCCGCACTCAGGATTCTCCAGGCTGTGTTGATTCTCCGGAATTCGTCGGAGAATTGTGGGTTAGTCCGCTCCAAGAGGTCCTTGATTTCCGATTGGAGGGCCTTGAGAGCTTCACCCAGGTCGTTTTCAAAGGCCGACGACGACCTGCTATATCTGGACCCTTCATCCCTCAACGACCTGACCGCATCCTGAAGCAGTTCCCCCTGCAGCTGGCCGTTCGGCCCCATGCGAGAGCCCAATTCCCTGTTCACGATGTAATCGAACGCATCGCTGTACTCTTTCGGCATCTGGGCAACGTGTTGGCGCAGAAGCTGGACATTGGCGTAGAACTGCGTATCGTTCAGATCAGCCGTCAAATGAGGGACCAGCTTGTTGTATGCCAATTGCGCCGTGTCCCTGAGCTGGGCGATCCCAGCGTGGCCGGGGGCCAGGGCTTTGGTGGGAAGACCTACCATCGGGCCGACAAGCTCCAGGCCCTTGTTCAAGACCATGGTGTTAAGATCGCGCTCCGCCCTGTTAAACGACGACGAAATGGCGTCGCCCAGGCCAAACAGGCTGCGAGATTTTTCTTCGACGCGTGCCGGAATGCCCCCAAGGACCTGCCCTGGCGTAAGCCGAACCCCGCCATCAAGAAGCATCCTGACGTCAGGATTGGTTGAGGCTTTGGGGCTGAGAACTCGGGCGGCACCGGCAAACGCAGCGGGGACTGCCCCCCCTACACCAGCCCCAACAGCCGTCTGTTGGCCTTTGGTGGTCCAGTAGTTTGCCTGATCCTCAGGCGATGTTACCGGAAACATCAGGCCGGCGACGGCCCCCGCCCCCGCCCCCGCTCCGACTCGGGAACCGAGGGAAGCGCCAGAGGCAGCCCTAACAAGAGTCCCAAGTCCCAGATTGACCGGGCTGGCGACCTCCCCGATCATTTGGGCGGCGTCGAACCCTTCCCGGCCAGCGGCTTTCCTGGCCTGCTGGTACTCCTGCTCCTTGGCCGCTATGGCGGGGTCAATCTTGTCCCCCAGGCCCAGGGCATGAGCCCCAAGCTGGACTGTCCCAACCACGGGGTTGGCCATCCCCTGCATGACCCCTCCGATGGACGACCCCCTCAGGTTACCGTTGGGGCCGAAGGTATCCGCGATCCAGTTCCCAGCCCGTTGCAGTACGCCAGGACCGCTTGCCCCGGCTTCGTCTTCAACAACGTATCTTCCCATCATTCGCTCCAAAGGTCTTTGAGAGAGATGCCGTCAAACGGATACTTCATCCTGCGCTGCATGTCGTCCATGTCGCGTCTGCTTTGAGTTATCCTAGCCATCGTCTCCCCGGCATTACTGAGGTACTTCTGAAGGTATTCATCGAAGGTAGGGTTCGCCAGCAGCTTCTTGGCTCTTGCAAGGCTGGACCCTTTTGGCCAGCCTTCCTCGGCCTGTACAGCATGCTGGAGTTCGTGCAGTATTGACGACCCCACATCAGAAACCCCGTACCCAGTAGCGTCTATTCTCCCGTTATCGGGATAGTAAGAACCAGAAGGGGGAAGCCCGACTGCCACCGATACTTTGTTTCTCCCCAGTCTTGGATATCCCTCGAACAAGGCGGGGTGTGGATACGAATCTTCCGCTGGGGCAAACGATAATCCAGACCATTTCGTGCCTTTGTCCGACAACTCTTGCATGGCCTCCACCCCTGGGAACTCAGTCAGGGTTCCTGTCGTCTTATGGATAGAACGAGGGTCAACATTGCCCGCCTTCATCTGCAGAGCCAGTTCTGCCGCTTCCTTATTCCAGGAGGGGTGCTTGGGGCCGATGAAGATGCCGGCGATGGCGGGAATGCTCCCTTTCGCCAGTGCTGCCAACTTTGTAGGGATGCCTGAGCCGATCAGATCGTCTGGGGCAATCATAGGGGCTTCGAGCTGACCCGACGCATACGGACGGTCTATGGGCGCAGCTCTTTGCTCCCTCTCAAAGTCAGTGAGAGGGCGTTCCATGACGCTGGTGTACGAGGCCTTGGGCCGAAGGTCCATCCCGTAGAGGTCGCGCAGCTTGGGCATTACTGGATCTCCCACTTCCCGTTGACAACACGTAGGCGCTGTCCCGTCTGGGTATCGCGCAACACCTTACCCTGAGGCCATGTGGCCGGGTCAGGGAGGTTGTCGAATGAGGACTCCTGCTCCGACACCGGTGTAGTAGGGGACGAGGGCGGGAGATTTTCCGGCGCAGGGGGCTGCATTCCCCTATACATCCGGGCGTGGTGCCCCTCTATCCGTTTGACCGCTGCTTCAGTCTTGGCGATCAGGTTGGTGATCTCGTCCTTGGCCTGTTTCAGCGATTGCGCCTTGTCCAAGCTGGCCAGCTGATTTTGGAGCAGTCGGTGCTCGAACTCCGTGACCGCCCCCAGACCGCTGGAGCCGTTATTGCCTGCGGCCTTCAGAGCCTCCAGAGCAGACATCCCCGCCACGTCCTTCAGACGCCCCAGCAGTACCTTGGCGTCGGCTGAGTGCCCGCCAGGATAATCGGGGAACATCCCCATTACCCCGAACCGACCAGACAGTCCTGGAGCCTTGAGAACCTGGGCAGCCAGATCGGTCAGGTTCTTCATCGACGCGATGCTGTTTTGTACCCCATGATCGTCCCTGTAGTACTGCGCCATGAACTTCTCATCGGCAGGGCCACCGGGAATGCGGCTCAGTTTCCCATCAGGGTCAAACTGCCACCCAGCAGGGGCTTTGGCCCCCTTCACTTGTTGCTTGAGGGCGGTATCAGCCCGAATTCGGTCAGTCTCCGCCTCTGTGCGCTGCATGTCCTGAATCGTCTTGGCCCTGAGAAGATTGGCGTTGTCGCGTTTCATCTCCTGCTCGGTGTCGCGGCCAAAATCTACCCGGCGACCGTTCACCATGGCGGACATAGGCTCGCCCTTGATGTAGTGCCCCTTGCCGACGCCGAACACTTCCACCGGACCTCTGGTGTAGTCCAGCTCTGGACCTTGCGCCTGCGCCTGCCCGTTTCCGTTGAACACGTACTCTGCGCCTGTTCGGTTGTTCCGCAGCAGCCCCGTGC